TACCGATTGTCGACGATGTTCGACGTCTCGGACAGATCCTTCAGTTCGTTCATCCACCGGAGCGTGCGGACGTTGAAGTTCGCGCCGCCGGCCATCACCTTCTCGGCCGCGTCCTCGATGAAGTTGAACCGCTTGGCGTACTTGCGGAACTCGGCCTTGTTGATCAGGTACTGCACGAACGCGAACTCCCAGCCGCCGGGCTCGTTGGCGCTCATGTCCGGGTAGAAATTCCAGCAATCCACCCACTGCACGCCCGGGCGCCGATCCGTGTTCGGGACTGGCGTGCGGACCCAGTTCGACTTGCCCGTCGTCGGGTCAGGCTGCGGCACCCACGTGATGCGCCACTCGTCGAGGATGACCGGCCCCATGATGATGCCGGTGCCCAGCCGGGCCATCTGCTCGATGGCCTTGCGCTGCACGCCGTTGTAGCGCGTCTCGGCAAGCTGGTCGTCGATCTCCGTTTCCATCTGCTCGCAGCGATCCTTGGCCTCGTCCTCCACGCCCTTGACGATGTCCTTCTCCAGCACCGGGGCGCCCTCGGGCGTGTGCACCGGGGCCTGCGTGCCGTCGGGCTGCGTCGCCATCGCGGGCGCATCTGGCATGGCGCCCATGCTCGCGATCTCGGGCACGGGTGTCGGCTGGAGCCCCCAGTTCTTCTCGTCGGTCGGGAGCACCATGTCCATCACGCGCGCCGCGAAGGCGTTCGTCTTCGGCTTCGTGATGTTCAGGAACAGACTGCATGACTCCGCGTCCACCAGTTGCGCCTCGACGCCCGGATCGTAGCGGCCGTGGTACTGCCGCAGGTCTTCGAGCCAGCGGTCCTCGATGTACGTGCGCTTCGACTCGATCTCGGCGAACTTGCGCTGGAGCGATTGCCCCAGCGTCGCGAGCGTCGTCTCGTTCTTCAGTTGCTCGGCCAGCTTGTCCTGCTCGGACTGCTCGTGCTGCATGGGCTCACCGCACTCAGCGCACACGTCCCCGGACTGCCCCGTGGCTCCGCACGCTTGGCACGTGTCCTCCATCTCGGAGTCGGGCGGACCGAACTCCGGTTGCAGGTCGTCGATGTACGCCGGTTTGTCAGCCATCGGATCAGGCCAGTTCGGTCACGTACAGGTTGCCGCCGGCCGCCACTTGCACCGCAGCGACCTTGTCTCCGGGCGCGCAAGGGAAGATCATCGGCGTGTTCGCCGGCACGTAGCGGTCGGCAATGGCCGCCGTGGGCGAGACGCCGACGCGCACGTACGCCGCAGTCGTCACCACCACTTCGACGAACCGAGTGTCGGAGCCGATGACGTTGTCGATGGCCGCGCTCGTGGTGTACGCCTTGACTTGGCCTGAGCCGTTCTTGGCTGCGAAGACGCCCGGGACTGTGGCGCCGTTCTGATCTGTGACTTGGGGCATGGGTGTCTCCGGTCAGACGAGTGTCGGGTTGCCGAGATAGTGCGCTTGGAACATCGCGGTCAGTTCGTTCAGGCACAGGGCCACGGCCGCGAGATCCGCAGGCGTGTCGTCCGTGACCGTGGTCGACGTCGTGGCGTCATCCCAGTAGTGCACGGCTGTCTGCCCGAAGTGTCCCACCGCCCACGCTGCCAGCGCCGTGCAGAGCGTGATCGACGTCGCGAGATTCGTTGCGTCCGGTACCGCCGCCAGTGTCGGTGCGTTCACGGTGTCCGCAAGGTTGTGCGCTCCACCCGAGGCGTTGTATGCAGCGACTGAGGCGCTGTGCACGGCCGCGCTCGCCTTGAGCAGATTGGCACGGGCGTTGCACAGGGTCTGCGACTTGCCGGCGCCAGTGTCGAGCGTCGCGAGCCCGTCCAGCGTCGTGTTCGGCCACACGTGCCACAGGCTCGGAACAACGGACGTCACAGCCAGTGCCAGCGCGGCCTGCGACTTGGCAGGATTGAAGATCGAGGCGCCAGTACTGTCGGCGATGCCGAAGGTCGATGCGTCCGCAGCCGCGACGTCCTGACCGATGGTGAACGCCCCCAGCTTGATCGCCGCCTTCGCGCTGCCGGCGGCCGGCGTCGCCTCGACGTTCATGGCGATGCCATCGTTGTCGTTCGACGCGAACGCCACGTTGATCGCGCCAGTCTTCGCGCCGCCCACGGGGCCGATGTTCAGCTTGCCTTGGTCGTCCAGTTCCAGCTTTCTCATGTCAGTACCCCGTTCGTCGGTTGCCTACCGTGTGGACTCGTTGCGGCAGGCGGATCCCGCCGGCCACGTTCTGCACCCTGTTCGGGGCGGTGAATGACATCCCCGTTTGCTGCCCGCTGTAGCCTTGCGCCCACTGGCGCACTGCATCGGCGTAGTTCGACGCCCAGTCGTGCACGGGCTCGTTGTTGAAGCACCGCTTCACGTCGTCCCACTTCTTGTGGTACGTCTCCATCGCGGAGATCAGGTCGGCGCAGCCTTCCTCGTCCATCTGCACCGTGTCCAGCCGCAGGCGCGTCGCGTTGATCGCCGTCCAGCGGTCGGGCGTGCGCGGCACCAGCTTGAGATCCCTGAGCCCCAGCGCGAACGCTTGGTCCCAGATGTTCTTGCCCAGCGGGTTGTTCGCGCTCGATAGGGTCACGTTCTTGGCGTCGTGCGGCAGGTAGTGCGCCCCGAACATGAACCCGGTGTCCTTCAGCCAGCCGACGAAGTGCGCCATGTCCTGCCCGCTCGCCTCGTAGGCGCGGAGGAAGCGGTCGAAGCCTCCCACCTGCTGATGGCACACAATCGCCGTCGTGTCGCTGTGCCCGATGTCCCAGAAGGTCTGCACCGGGTACCGGCGGTCGTACGGGAACGCCCCGATGCGGCCGGACGCGCGCATCGCAGTCATGGCCTGCCCGTAGATCGAGCCCTGCTGCACGCCCTGCCACGAACAGAAGTATTCCTGCTGCACCATGTCGTCGTCCATGCCAGAGTCGCGCTCGGCTTGGATGACGGCAGGGCTGATGATCTTGGTGTCGTCGACCGTGAGGATCTCGGCGTACCAGTCCGGGTTCTTCTCGGCCATGCGGAACAGCGTGTGGCCGTGGTTCTTGCCCCGGGGCGTGTACGGGAAGATCGCCCAGCCGCCGTTCTCGGCGAGGATCGGTCGGATGTAGTCCCACGCCGCAGGGTTGCCGACGCTGTACTCGGAGAACACCACGCCTATCGGGTTCGCGCCCACGAGGCTGTTGTAGTTGTCCGATCCCACCACCTGCCACATGGACCCGTTCTTGACTTCGATCCGCATCTCGTCGTCGACCGTCTTGCGCCTCAGTTCCTTGGGCAGCACTTGGTCGATGATGCGCCGCTGCTCGCGGTCGATGCCGTTCCAGATCGCCTTCCGGGCCTGCTCCTTCTCCGGGAGCATATGCCAGTACGTGCCGATGCGCTTGTGCATCGCGTGGGCGGTGTAGTTCAGGGCTGTCGAGTCCTTGCCCGCCCGCCTGTGCCACACGGCAGCCGCGCGCAGTCCGCCGCCCTCCATGTAGTGCCAGAGCCCAAGCTGGTGCGGCCGTGGAGCCCAGCCGTTCGGTATGACGATGTCAGCCACTACCACGGCCTCCAGCGCATCGCCGGACCATCGCCGGTACCTGCCTCGCGCATCGCCGCGCCGCCGGCCGCCGCCACGCGCCGGGCCTGCATGGTGCGCGAGCGCCGGCACCACGGGCATGACCCGTGATTGCGGCAGGACGTGGACACCCGCTTGGCTTTGTCAACGCTGGCGTGCTTCATTGTCAACCAGCGCGCTTCTTCTGCCAGCCCGGGACCATGTAGCCGTAGTCCCGCGCCTCAGTGACGCTCTTGTGCTCCCCGCACACCCCGCACTCGCCCATGTGCATCGTCGAGATGGAGTACGGCTTCGCGTAGCCCCACATCGACCCGCAGGGGTGGCACACCCAGTCGGGCTGAGTGTCGGCGCGCAGTGATCTGTTCGGGTTCGAGTGCATGGTTCCTTTCACTGGTGGATCAGGAGGGAGTCGAACCCCCACAGCCGAAGCGACTGCTTTACAGGCAGCGGGGCTCGCCTATGCCCAGCCGATCCTCAGAACTTCGCCAAGATCACGTTGATCGTCGTGTCCACGTTGCCCACCTGATTCTGCAACTTCGGGTGCTCGTACGGGGCCACGCGGCCGGCGGCGTCCATCGCCAGATTCAGGGACGCCCGGGCCTCTTCCCGGAGCGCCCGGCACTGCTCCCGCACCTTGTCGGCCGCAGCCAGCGCCACGCCGATGCGCGCCTTGTGATCGACCGGCTTCTCGTTCTCCTCGGCAGGCAGCGCGAGCGCCTCGGCTTGCAGCCGGTCGGCCTCGTCTTCGAGGATGCCTGCCCGTTCTCCCTTGGCTGCCTTCTCCGCCCACGCCTCGCGCATGACGGACAGGAACAGGTTCTTGGCGTCGATGCCCGGCGGGGCCATCTCGATCCCGCGTTTGTCCAAGACAGGCTTGGACAGACTGCGCCTTATTTTCGCGGCAGCGCGCCCAGTGGACGAGGCAAGGATGAGCGCGCCCGTGAGAGCCGCCTCTTTTTCCTTTGTTTTCAGGTTCTTGGCGCCCTTGGGTCGCCCCGGCGCCTTGCCCTTCTCGAATCTCGCCATCTCGCCCCGGCGCCTTATTTGCGGCGCTCTTCCTTATTGTAGCACGTTTGTCCTAGACAAACAGCCCTATTTCGCCTCTTGTCCAACCATCAGCGCGCTCGTCAGCGCGTTGCCTGCTCGCCATCCCCGAGAATCGTACCGGGTTCCAGTGCTGGCAGTTCGTCCATCTCGACGCGGTCAGGATTGAGCCCCACCAGCACGCCCGGCATATTGCACAGCAGGACGTTGTCATGCAGCATCGCCAGTGTCCCCTTGAAGAACCGGGGCAACTCAGTCTCGACGTACCGCTTCCTCAGTTCAGGCACCCCACTCGGGGTGCATGAAGACCACGAAGCCTCGGCCGCACTCCCACCACGGCCTGATCCGCCTGCCCGGGCGCTTGGCTCTCTTCACTTCCAGCACTCCGGCAGATGCTTGTCGCTCCACCGCTGCGCGAGCGCGGCACGTAGGCGGTCGGCAACCTGCTTCGTGAGCGTATCCTCCACGTTCCTGAGTCTCTGGTAAGCCTCTGCCGGCGTGTCCCCGAGACAGGATCCACGCATCCCCATGCACTCCCAGTTGCCGCGCCACTTGCGAAGGTGCGGCTTCAGGCGCAGGTTGCGGCTCATGACCCTGTCCATGTCCTGTGGATCGACCAGCACACCCAATCCACGGCGAGCACCACCATCGCCACAGCGAATATGGCGCCGGCCAGCGCGAACGCTGCCACCCCCGACAAGACCACGCCGGCAAGTTCTAGCGCCTCTCTCACGGACAGAAGGGCCGATCAGTTCCGGCAGTGAACAGCCTGTGCCACCAGCCGCCCGGCTTGTTGGCGCCCTCCATCTTCGGGGGATCGTGCTTGATGGCCGGGATCAGCGCGAGCAGCTTGTCGAACCTGACCATCCACTCCTGCGTGATCGCCTTCTGGATCTCAAGCTGGCGCTTGATCCGGCTGTTCTCCAGCCGCTCCATCGACAGATCGTGGCGCATGATCGCCAGCTTGTCTTCCTCGGGAGTGCCGACGCGCGGATCCTTGAACATACTCACAGTCGACTCCAATGAACATTGTACCACAAATCACTGTGGCTTCAGAGATTATTCGACATCGCACCCGCCGGCCGAGCACGCGAGATCGCGCGTCCCCGTCGTCTGGTCGAGCCCTTGCTCGTACTTTCCAATCATACCCCACGGGATCTCGACCGTGTGCTTTGCCACCCAGTCGTCGTACTGTTCCTTCGTGATCTCCTGATACGGGGCCTGCTTGTAGACGTGCTCGCTGTGCGGCAGGAACGCCACGCCAGCCAGATCGTCGAAGTGATCCCAGCACCACGCGCCCACCTTCATCCAGTCGAAGTCGCGCACGTACACCGTCAAGCTGACCTTGTGCTCGCACCAGTGCTTGTTGTACGTGTCGGCCAACTCCAGCATCTCGATGGCCGTGCGGTCGTTGCGCGTCACGGCGCCCTCGGGCGACTTGACCGGGAAGTAGAACACGTCCGTCTTGTCCGGCTTCGTGACGTCGGGCTCGTGGTAGCAGCCGGCCTCGCGCATCAGCGTGGCGAGGGGATCCTTGCGGTCCGCGCGCACCGTCCGCAGGTAGTAGGCGCTGTGCCGGGCGTGGATCCCGCTCGACGTGTCGGTCAGTTGCGACACCGTGCCCGACGGCTTCACGCACGTCGTCGCGGTCGCAGGGTTGATCCCCAGCTTGGCCGCGAGCGCCGCGTTGACCCTGATCACTTCCTCCCGGAGCGTGGCGAGCAGCGGCGGCAGATGGTCCCCGTTCGTGCCGAGCACGACATTGTCCATGATGCCAGTGAGGCTAACCCCGAGCAGCGCCTCTTCCTCGCAGTTTTTCTTCCACGAGCGCCCGATGTACCGGAACTTGGTCAGCGTCGCCTGCAACGTGCCCAGCATGGCCGCGCCGCGCACCTTCCGCAGCAAGTCTGCCTCGTCATCGTCCGCGCGCACGATCACTTCGGTCAGGTTGCAGAACTGCTTCGACCGAAGGATGATCTCGCTGCACGGGTTCGTGCCGGGCTCGCGGATCTCGCGCCGGCCGGACCGCTCAGACTGGCGCTTGGCTGCCTCACGGTTGAAGATGCCGCGCTCCCCGCTCTTCGATTCGTACAGGCTCTGCCACTCGCGCATGAACGCGCCGATCTCGGGCCGATCCGTGTAGGCCACGCTGTTGTTGGCGGGGGCACGCTGGCCGTTCTCGACCCACCACTGCCCAGCCTTGGCGCCCTTCATGCGGTCATCGGACAGGTTCGAGAGCGAGAGCAGCGCCGAGCGCCGCACCCCGCCCATCACCACGACATCAGCGATTTTGCACACCAGATCATGCACTTCGAGTGACGTCAGCCGGCGGCCGGCGGCGTTCTGCAACAGCACGATGGCGTACTCGAACAGGTCGATCAGCGGCTGCGGCCCGCTCGCGCGCCCGCCCATCGTCTTGAGGCGCGCACCCTCGGGGCGCAGCTTGTGCGTGTCGTACTTCGGGATCTCCCCGTTCCACAGGTACCGCAGCATCGCGCGCAGGCTGCTGGCCCAGCCTTCCTTCGAGTCCTCGACGACAATCACGCTGTCGATCTTCGTGAACGTGTCCGCCACCAGTGGCAACTTCGCGATGAACTGGCGCTCGACGCTGAACCCCACGCCCGTGCCGCTCATGAGCACGTACAGGATCTCGTCGAACGCGGCGATCTCGTCGATCTCGCGGTACGAGCAGTTGTACCCGGCCACGTTGCACCGCTCCAGCGCCGGCCCGGCCGTCATCAGGGCGCGCATGGACGGCATGATCTCCAGATTCAGGATCGCGAGCCTCAGTTCGTCGAAGTTGAGCGTGCCCGGGGGTACCCGGCGCTTGAAGAAGTTGATGTAGCGGTCGACCGTCTCCTCCCACGTCTCGCGCCGGCCGGCATCCTCGTTGAACCGGGCGTACCGCGACAGGTGGATGAACGATTGGTAGTCGGTCGGCAGAACGTGGGCCATATTGTCTCCAGAAGTGAAGCGATATTGTACCACGATCACGTGGCGCGAGAAATGCGGTTGTTCAGTACATCTACTACCGTTCGTCGGCTGGTGTTGACAACATCCACGAACCCGAGGAGCATCCGAATTGTCCCATCCAATCACATACGGAGATACCCCATGACCACATTCGGAATCGAAGGACGCCCGGACCAACGCACGAGCAAGACCCGGACCTACACCCACGCCGTCGTCGGCTACTTCAGCGGCTCCAAGATGTACGACCGCCACTTCAAGCAGGAAGAGAAGCAGGCCCGCGAAGACCACGCCTACTACGTGCGCGCCTACCACTGCCATCAGGCTTCGGCCAGCAACCCCGGATACAGCGAATCCACCATAGCGCACTATGCTGAGATCGCCGCCCTCACGTCCGATCAGTACGTTCAGCGCCGCCTCCTCGCGCTGTCGAATCGCTGCGCCAAACTGACGGGCGAAGGCGCGCTCCAGTGGTCCCAGTCCGAAGCGAATGCCCGCAAGGCGGTGGGCGCGTGGGCCAAGCGCCACTACGAGAACCTGCGCGTCGTGCCCGTGATCGTGGTCAAGAAAGTCAAGGGCGCCCCCACCATCAGCGAGACGCCTCTGACTCGCGGCTGGTAGACTCGACCCCAGCCGTACTGCCTCGCGTGCGGGGCAGTGGGCTGAAGTCCGGCAACCACCAAAAGGAGCACACCATGAAATACTACTTCGACATCACCCGCTCGCGTACGCCGATCTTCGACAACAGCGTGCACACCGAGATCATCACGCGCCACTGGTACGACAACGTCACGCGGGCGCTGGAAGATCAGCAACGCATGGAGCGCGAGAACACGGAATACGCCGTCAGCGGCGTCAAGGCGCCGGCATGAACCAGAATCCCTGCAACGCGATGGTCACGAAGATCAACCGTGACCTGCTCAAGTTCGCCGCCGGGCAACAGATGTTCTGCCCGCTGTGCGAGCGCATCCTCGACGCAAAGACCACGGTCAACGTCGGCCGTGCCGGAGCCTCGAAGACCGTGTGCGCGACGTGCTATGACGGGTACCTGAAGCCGGCCATCGTCGCCAAGGGCAACAACCTGCTCGACCGTTGCGACGTGCTCGACGGCCGCGTCGTGTTCAAGCGGGTGCGGTCATGAGCCGGATCCGGTACCAGCGGGAGACGTCGGTCATCATCGACAACGTCGTGCGCGGCCAC